GGAGTAATGACGGAAGATCGGAGGGACACAATTCGATCTGAGGAGTAGTTGGTAACTCCACATCATAACACTTCACACCCGGAGAGAATGCTGCAAGCATCTCTTGATTGATGGGGGGTCCTTTCCACCAATCGGCTCGACGGAGCCAAAATCGCGCTCGAGACTGACGGAACTTCAAGAGAAGATGAGCAAGTAGCTCACCTCGCTTCTCTGGTAGTCCTGTCCGAATATAAGCGTGATCTCCATCCAGGTCAGCTTCTACCTGGAAGGTGCTCATCCAAACCTTACGTTCAACCACATTCAGTACATCAGCATGAAGTGGGAGAGAAAGGCGAAGGGCTTCCGACTCATCTCGTACCATTTTCGCAGGTAACTCAGAGAGAGTATCAAGGACCATATGAGTAAGGTCCGGACGGAAGGCCAGGGAGGGCATGGCAAGGGGAACACGATCCTGGTGATGATAAAGCCAGAATGCGAGTTTCCGAGAGGCGAGGGATGAGGAATCAACGGATCGGGAGGGATCAGTATTCTCAAGGCCCAAACCCCCAAGGGCGGTTGGTAACCACCAATCAGTCGTATACTTGATTCCTCGCTCAGTACCAGAACTGAGAGAGAGAACATCCTTCCAAGAAGAAATGAAGATGTTATTCAAGAAGTGACGACGAGGACCGCGTACGGAACCCAACCAGGCAGCTTGAAGACCCGGAAGGATTGCGTAACCCTCAGGTTGGAAGAGATCCAAGGGGTCGCGGAGGCGAAGACGACGGAAAGCAGGCAAGTCCAACACTGCTTCAGTCGATCCGGAAAGTGAGACAAAGCGTCTCGGGCCAAGATAGTCCGGATTCAGGTAAGGCGTCACCTTAAAAACGGTCCGATAAGAAGCGAGATAATGGACCGAGCCTCCATATCCATGAGACGCCACCAGTAGTGCATCATCATGAACGGGAGACCGACCGACTACCCGCTCCCAGACGGAACCATCTGGACGGAAGACTCCTCTAGTCTGAGTTGTGAAAAGGGAATGAGGAGAGGAGTTAGTAAGTACCCGTCGACCGGAAGGACTACACATGGGTGAGGGACGATGAGTCATCGTGACCACCTCAAACATGCAAGAGTTAAGAATCAGAAACTTCGTCG